GCACGGTTAACAAACAACATGTTTTCTTCAATAGCACCTTGGTTATCAAACTCTGCTAAAATAGCGTCAAACTCAGCTAAATCAGTAGCAGGGTTTATACCAGTAACACCAGAAGTAACATTACCTCTAGACTCAATAGCAGCGAATAAACCTTCAGTACCAGAACCACCAGCTCCAGAATCAGCAGTACCTCTAATTTGACCATCAGCAAAACCAATGATAGATGCAGCAGCTGTAAGCTCAGATTCTAGCATAGCCATTTCTAAATAATCAGTGAAACGAGCGCGAGTGTCAGCCTCAGCTTTTAAGTACCATAAGTAACCTGATTGTCCGTTTTCAGCAGAAACTTCTACCCAACCAATACGAGATGCATCAGATCCTGATACTTCGTAGTAATCTTTCATAATAATTGGTTTATTAGTGAAAGACTGGAAAGTAGGTTCTAAAGCTGTTCTTCTATCAGCAGCAGCCGTACCAGTAAAGTCAGAATAAGACTGTCCTTTACCATACTCAGAACCAATAACTAACAATGTTGCTGTACCATCAGATAAAGCTGAAGCAGCAGTACCATAAGGCTCGAAAGAAACAACAGCAGACTCTGGAGTTTCAACAACCAAAGCTTTTTCAACAGTACCAGACTGAGCTATTAATACCATGTCGTTAACTCTAATACCATGCGTAGTAGTAATTGCGTTTCCGTCAATATCAGTTTGTACTGTAAAAGTACCATTAGTATCACCATCAGCGTCAATTGTTCCAACGTAAGATAAATGTAAACGTGATTGTTCAGACCATACAACTTGATCACCTGTCATAGCCTCTTCAGCCCCAACTTGTGAAAGAAATCCTGAAATAGTTCTGTTTCCAAAAACTTCAGCTTCTTTTTCCATTAGGTCTGGTAAATATTGTTGAGCCCAGTCGTTACCTGCGCCCGTAAAATCGATGTAGTTTGAAGCTAGTGTTTGTTGCTGTGAAGCAGGCACACTATTTAAACTACCACCTGGAGTAATTGCCATAATTTTAAATTTTAAGCGTTAAATAAATTATTTTTTGTTTTTAATTTTAAACTTATAATCTGAAGAATCGTTACCTAAAACTCTAACTTTAACACCATCAACTTCTATAGTTCCTTGTGTTTGACGTGGATCCATATTAACATTTTTTGATTTTGATACGCTGTCTTTTAAAGCATCAGCTCTACCTTGATCGTAAAAATGTTTTGCGATAGCGTCTGCGTTCATAGCCGTAAACAAGCCTTTATGATAACCAGCAGCGTCTTCCATCATACCATCTTTGTTCAAAAACCTTTTGACAAAAGTACTAATGTCTTGCTGTGATTCTTTAACTTTGCTCGCGTCTTTAACGTTAAACCTAAATTTCTTTTCACCAACACTATATTCAAAACCTTTGAACTTGTTGTTAAAAACATTATCTGTTTTTTTAAGAAAGTTAGATTTTTCTTTTTCAAACTTTAGTTTTGTCTCTTCAGACTCTTTGTTATATCGATTAAAGAAGTCCATTGCTTTCTGCTGTTCAGGCGTAAGCTTTGATCCAGCTTTAATCTCATCGTAATATTTAGACTTTTGCCCGTCTAAGTAGGCTTTAGCCTCGGCAACTTGCTCTTTTAAGGCTATTTTCTTTTTTCTAATATCGTTTTCCTCGTCTACTTCTTCATCATAAGAAAAGTTTTCTTTCATTAAAAAGTCTATTTCTTCTGAATCTAAATGAGGTTTAGTTTTTTTATAATACTCTCTTAATAAAGCAGTATTATCTAGTTTGCTATAATCTTGATTTAAGCGAACGTAGTCTTCTACATCTCCACCTGTCTCATTCATAAAGTCTACTAACTTTTGAATGTTTTCAGGCAAAGGCTCACCAGTTTCTTGAGCTTTAGCTACAGCTTCTTCAACTTGCTCTACAACCTCTTCAACTTCTTCTTCAACCTCTTCGTTAGTTATTTCTTCAACTACAGGTTGTTCTTGTGCTTCGTCTTCCGACTGTACTTCTTCTTGTTCTTGTACGGGCTCGGCGTTTTCATCGCTTCCAACCACTCCTGTGTCGTCAGTTTCACTTGCTGTAACTTCTTCTGTTTGCTCTTCTGGTTTGTCATCTTGTTCCGTTACCGGTGGTTTGTTTAAATCTACTTTGATAACGTTATCGTCATCAACAGATTTAAATTTCGTTTCTTCAACGTTTTCTAGTTCTTGTTCCATAATATAAAATATAAAAAATTAGTGTTAATTAGCTAGGTCCTATTGCACCTAGATTAAATCCACCTTCAAGTATATCATTACCGGCAGACTCAAAGTTTTTAGGTGGTCTACCTGATTTTCTTTGATCTATCATTTCTGATTGTTGAGTGGCTTGTATTTTTGTTCTTTTGTCTTTACGATCTTCTTTTTCTTTTTCTCTTTGTTTTAATCCATCAGTTTCAACTTGCTTTAATTGCATGTTGTATTGAAACTCTAGTTGCATTAACTCTTTTTTAAGACTAACCTCTTGCTGCATTTTTTGAGCATCAAGTTGCGCTTGCATTTGAGCTAATTGCATTTTGCTTTGATTTAAAGCTTGATTTTTTTGTACTTCTACTTGAGCAGCTTGTTGAGAAGCTTGAGCGTTAGCCTGAGATTGAGCTTGTATATTTTCTCTTTGAAGCTTTCTATCATTAGCTTGTTTTTTCTTTCTTCTAATTTTTAAAACTTCATTAGCAAGCTTTACGTTTTTAACGTTTCTAATATCAATAGCATCTTCAAGCTCTATAGTTTGTTGCTGTAATGCCATTTGTATATTGTTCTCTAGTCTTTGTTTTTCTTCTTCATCTGGAGAAAGTTCAATAAATATACCAAAGTCATACAAGTGCAGCTCTGATATTTCTTCTAACGTAGCAACATTGTGAACACCTAACGCGTGAATAAAAGCATCTTTAGTTGGTGAGTACTCTAACACATCAGATATTCTAAGTGACAAACACTCTGCTAGCTCTGCTGTTAAAAATAAACCAGACTGTAGTATATGTCTTGTAGCAGTATTACTATTAGCAGCTGCAATTTTTTGTATACCTACTAAAGCGTTTTTATCTGGCATGCTACCATCACGAGCTTCGTTAAGCCCGGTGACATCACGTATCATTTGCATGTAATAGTTGTAGTTTGCTATCAACGCTTGTATTTTATTACCACCAGAACCAGATGTAATTTCTTGTATAGGCACTTTGCCAGGATTCATATCACCTTCGCTTGTAAACGATCTACCAATTACAGAACCTGTTTGGAAGAACATATTTAAAGCTTCTTGCGGATTATAGTTTGTTCCATTACCAAGATCAACTTCAGCTAAACCATCTGCGTCTAAGTACACACCATCTGGAACCATTCGCGACATTACCTGTTGCAATTTTAAATGCGTAAGTTGTATCATATCAGCAAAACCAGTGATACGCTTTACAAGAGAGTCTATTCTATTATTGTACATTCTAGGCGCTACAATACTATAGTTCATCTTAACTTTAGTATAATCGCTTTTTGGCCTTATCATGTTCTTACACATCTCCCATCTCAAAAGCTTGTTAGTTCCAAGAACAATTGCGCCATCATATAAAACCTCTATAGCTCTTTGTAGTCTAGTAAATCCTTCTTGTTTTTCTTCTGGAGGATTAAATGTATCATCTTTTTCAATAGCTTTCTCTCCACCAGAAGACATTTCTTTAATTTTATAAACATGATTCATGTATGTTTTATAATTAAAATATAAAACTTGAATCTTGTTGTTATCAGACTTTTGATCAGAGTAATTAGAATATATGTTATTTCTATAAGCGGGTTTTTGCTCTTTAATTTCTTCTAAATCTTCTTCTGTTAAATGTGGAAATTGTTTTACTAACTCATTAATTGGTATCTGCTTTACTTCGCCAACGTAATATATATCATCAAAATAAGGTGAGTCAGTATAAGAATATACGAGATTAGCAGGATCAACATAATCTATTGTTATACCTTCAGATGTTGTAAAGTTATTTTTAACAGCACCAATACCTAATACTGTTAAATCATAATAAAATCTTTTTTTAGTAAGCTCATACTTATTACCTTCCATAAGCATACGTATAGCTTGTTCTTGCGCTATTTCTACGTTTTGCTTATAGTTCAATTGCATGTGTATACCTAGCTCTTCTAAATTTTCAGGTAGCTCTTTTTCATCGCTCTCTGTCATATCAACACCAAGCTCGGTTTGAACTAAGTCGTTTAAATCTTTAAACTCCATATCAGCCATTATAGCTTCCATATACTCAGTTCTTTTATCTACCCCGTTTTGTGATTGTGAAAAAGCTTTTATATCGTATGTTCTTTCAGCTATACCGTTTACCACAATATCAACAAACTTAGGAACTATAGGTACAGGGCTCCAGTCTAAATTTAAATAAGATAAATCACCATTTATAGACAACTCATCTTTATATTTTTGTATTGATTGTTCTCCTCTAGCATACAAGCGTAAGCTGTGAAATTCGTTGTAGTTTGATTTAAATCTATTGCTGTTGCTGTTGTTTCTTTCGTCAGCAAACCATTCATGCTCTATGGCTTTAGCAACTTTAAGACCATATTCATAACTAATCTTTTCAGCATCACTAACTACTTGACTTGGAAAATATCTATTAGTGTAAGCCATATTATTTTATTATTTTTGACATAGAGCCGTTATTAGAATATCTTGATATATTTATGTTCAATTTACTTTTTTCTTTTTTGGGATTAGGTCTATATAAATGTCTGTTACAAGCCATAATTGCTAAACCAGAGCTAATACTAGCGTCAAACTTAGTTCTTTTGTTTATATCAAACTTTGCCCAATCATTAAGAAGACTGTTAAAATATAAGTCTCCAAAAGTATTATCAGGCATCATGCCAACGTGGTTTTGAATATACATCTCTATAGCAGCAGCGTGAGCCTGTTTAATATCTTCACTTGAGTTTGGTATACCACCAACTTCTTTTTCTGCTACAGATAATTTATTCCAAATTTTGTCTGGTCTATTCATACTAAAACCTCTATAACCTCTACGCCTCAAGTAGTATAGTAATCTTGGTTTGTTATTCTCTGCGAGCAATGGCATACCATAAAATACCAACGCCATTAATACATCTTCAAAAAATATTTCAGCGGTTTGCGGTCTACATAAATACTCCAAGAAAAAATGGTTTGGTGGAGCATCTTCCATAGAAAACTTTGTTAATCCATGAAGTGATCCTTTTGATCCACGGCCGTCCACAGTACCACTAATATCATAGCTATCACAACCAAACGCACCAACGTGTTCATTTCCTGGGTATTTAATTCCATTTTTATTTATAATTCTATTTTGCATGTGCTCTTTAGGTACCCAACTAATTTTAAATCTTCCATTTTGATCAGGATAAAAAATTACTTTACTATCTTTTACTCCATTAACCCATTGAAAATTACCTGTAGTTACACCTAAAGTTCTACCAAGCTCTTCATTATAATCTATTTGTTCGTATATTTTAACTAAGTTAAATATACTATTTTTTGTTTCATCTCTAAACGCGTGCTCTTCAGTTCTTGGAAAC